GCAACAAAACCAAAACGGCATCAACTACATGGATTATCTCCTAGTGAATTCAAGACCATATTAAAACGGCGCGGTTATAAGTTTAAACGTGATTTTATTAAGTATGGTGCGGTGGCAAAGTATAAGAACAGATTATATCGTTTCCGTTGGTATTCTGATGGAGAGTTTTTTGTTGATAAGTCCTGTATTATGTCCGAGTTTGACCGCTGGGCAAATTCAGTGGATGAAGTGAAAACATTTTATAACTGGTTGGAGGCATAATGAATATAAAATCAAATGAGATGGCATCCTCTATTAGTCACGCAGAGGACTGCATTATTGACGTAGAAAACTGGTTGGAGAATAATGGTGAGAATCCAGATTCTATCCGTATGGTTAATATACGCCAAGCATTGGACATATTATCGGACATATACCACGACTTATTGGAGGCATAATGAAAGTTGTTATTAATAAATGTTATGGTGGTTTTGGATTGTCACATGATGCGGTTATGTTATATGCCAAGAATAAAGGCATAACATTATATTATGAACACAGTTCGTTATACACCAGTTATTTTCTGTGTCCGGTTGAGGAGTATAGGAGAATTGAAGCAGAGGATAATTTAAAACCAGTTGGACCTAATCGATATGAGAAAACAAATGCTATGTGTTTTTCATACCGTGACATTTTACGAAATGATCCAGTATTGGTTGAAGTGGTTGAAGAACTAGGAGATAATGCCAATGGTAAGCACGCCGAATTAAAGGTGGTTAATATTCCAGACAGCATAGGATTTGAAATTGCTGAATATGATGGTATGGAACATATTGCCGAAATACACCGCACATGGGACTGAGTGTTGTAAAAATACAACAAAAATAGTTGCCACTAACCGTTGCCAATAGGAACCTGTTCTGTATAATGGTCTGTATTGAATGAGAACAAGGAGAGACCATGAAATACAAGGACACCGTAGGTTTTGAAATTAAAGTGCTGGATATCGCGTCCAAGTATTTGGACGGTGGTGAGCGTGCAGAATTCTATAATGGCACGTTGGTTCTGGAATGTGTAGAATCCAATTCTCGTAAGATATTCTCCCAGTTAATGCGGGCTTTCGATAATAAAGTTAATGTATTCTCAGCGGTATCGGGAACATATTTAATTGATTTTATTGAATAAGGCAGTATAATGAACAGTTTAAATCGAAAACGGCAGATTGCCACAGCATTATACAATGATATGGTTATAATGCAATTGGAAATGATTGACCAAGCGGTAGAATGGTCTGATTTGCGTGATGCAATTGAACTTATTAATTATATTAAAGGCCTAAAATGATATTGAATTCAGTGGTTCGTGAGGAAATGGTGCAATCTATTCTGGCTAATGATGTATTCGGTGCCCTTTGCATTGATTATATGGATATGATGTCCGATGGTGAAGTTGTTACCCTTTATACTAAGGCAAAATAATGGAAAATAAAATCAATGAGTATCTGGAATATCTGAAGTCAGATTATAAAAAATGGGGTGATAATTCTCACACCAGTTCGTCAATGTATATTGAATATTGCAATGGATTATCGGTCAAATATGGCAACAAATATGCCAAAGTAAGTAATAAAGGTTCGACCCATTCTTTTGTTGTATTAAAAGATAATGGTAAGTTTAAAAAAGGTGATATATTGAAGGCAGCAAGTTTCTCTGCACCCGCAACCAATAAGTCGCGTGGTAATGTATTAACCGATGATTATGTTGTTATTTCATGGGCAGGTGCATAATGGTGGGAACAACAATATGTATTATATCCGTTATAATTGCGTTTGTTATTGCAATGATTATTTTATTTGAAAATAGATTATGAAAATTACAGAGCAAGACCGGATTAATGAGGCAATATTAACCTTGTGCAGGTCGGAAGATAATATCAATGTTGTTATTGAAGTATTAAATTACATTGGTCGTCCTAATCTGGCGCAAGAGTTAACCAATGTTAATAATAGTCTTTACCGTGTTATTAATATGCTCGATAAAAAAGAAATTGATGTGTTGCCAGAAAACAACACTTGAAATTGATTGTTGCCAATAGGAACCTGTTCTGTATAATGGTCTGTATTGAATGAGAACAAGGAGACAATATGAAAATTCGAGTGATTGTGAACGGTATTTCTTTTTATACAACTAAAAAGGCATTGAAGTCTGGAACGGTTGGAGATGACACCAACGTTAATTGTGCTGTCAGTATCGCATACAATGATATGGTGGCAGGTGGATACGCTGGAATAGCGACCACGACCCGCCATTATGATTATAAGATGAAACAGCACGTTTATCAGGTTCAAATTTCATAGTGTTGTTTTTCTGCAACAAAGATTGTTGCCAATAGGAACCTGTTCTGTATAATGGTCTGTATTGAATCGATAAAGAAAGCAAATTGTGAAACTGACCAATGCTAAGCGCGATAAGTTGCAAGAATTGTATGCTGAACGTGTACTTGATGATATGGATGTAACCTCTGTATTCCAGTTTGCTTATGAGCAGATTCTGGAAAATATGGATAATCTTCCTCAAGATGAGTTTATCGAAAAAGTAAAGTTGTTTCACCCCGACCTGTTGGAGGAATAATGTATCGTTGCATATGTGATAATGGTGATAAGTCTATTCTATTGGATTGCATTGATGATGCCATTGAATGGGGTTATGAATCAAATATGGATTTTATTATCGTGGATGCAAAAGGCGATGAAGTCTGTATTTCAAATGATTATGCAGTATAACATAAAGGATTAAAAAATGCAAGTACAAATTACAATTAATGTTACTGGTAGTAAATCGGATATTGAGGACATTGTTTTCGGTTTGAGTGAGTATGTGGAAGAAAAGCAAAACGAAATTGATTGTTTCCAGAATGAATTGGATTATATTGATATTGATGTAGTTCGCATCAAAGCTTACAACCCTACCACTTACTAATAAAGGATATAATATGCGCGGAGATTTTGCTTGGGCTTACATGATTGCTATTCTGCAAGGCAACAAATATGAACCTATTACCGCCCTCCGTATCGCGGATGAGTTGGTTTCAGGCATCGGTACGGTTACTGGTCGTCGGCAATACCTTAAACTGTCCGAACGCCTTAGCAAGACCAATGAGGCAGCAGAATTCGCGTAAATAACCAGCGATAGTGCTTGCCAACTACACCAGGACCTGTAAAATGGTCGGTGTAGTGTTTTGATGATGATTATATTATAAATTGATTAGGAGCTATATTATGGAATTCAATACCAATAAACCTGAAGTTACCTCAATGTATCTGGTTAATCGTGGCAAACAAGGCAACTATTATCGCCACTATAATGCAGAGACCGGCACGTGGTCACTGACTGGTGCATCCTTTCAAGAAGCCGTGGATAATATTGGTGTGCCCTCACCAATTGGTTTCTTCCCATGGGCAGGTCCTCTAACTGGTCCACTATTCAAAGAAAATGTGGAAATTGTTAATGAGACTGAAGTAAAAGAAAAATCTAAACGTGTCAAGGTTGCTAAAGTTAAAACGGCTAAAGTAAAAGTGGCATTATCCACTGGTACTAAAGTTAAAACACCTAAAACGGCTAAAACAAAACTTGCTGATGGCACTATTTTCTTCCGTGAAGATCGCCAGAAGTTTGTGGTTATTGTTGATGGCAAGCAACCATGTGCTCGTCCTACTGCTGATGGTTGCATTAAATGGCTTGCAAAGGCATTCCCTTCAATTGCACCTATCATTACGGAGTAATTAATAATGGATGATAGTAAAGTTCCATTTTTTATGGGTATGATTGTTGCGTTTATTATTGTATTATTCGCTTCAATCATTTTTCCAAGTGAACAGATTAAACTGTATAAGGAAGCTATTTTTGAATGTGAAAAGACATTACCACGGAATCAGCATTGCGTAGTCGTTGCTGTACCTGTTGATAAAAACTAATAAGGATATTAATATGCGTAAAAAAGTCAATTTAACTCTGTTGCCTTATCTGTTACTGATTACAGTAGTATTCGGTGCCATTATAGGATGGGTATTGAATATCGTTGTTATTTTCCATGCTGATTTTAGTCATATTACTGGTGCATTAGTATTGCGTATTATTGGTGTATTTGTTGCACCTATTGGTTCTGTTATGGGTTGGTTGTAATGCCAATATATGCTTTGATTATATGGACAGTGGTTTCTACGGGTTCTTATAATCGATCACATTATGATTGGAGACCTATTGCCTCATTTAAAGGTGAGTCATTATGTAAAGAAGGCGCCCGTAAACTGGGAATTGATATTAATCGTTATCGATGTATTAGATTGGAAACTCAATGAAAACAAATGATATTAAAAAAGGTATGCGTATTCAAATGGCAAACGGATGGAAAGGCACCATGATGGATAATGCCAAGGGCAATACTCGCATGGCAGAGATTGAAGGGTTTGAAACGGAGATTGGTTCTGTTTATTCTCATGATATTATGTGGGTTGTGGTAGATAATAAGGCAGTAAAGGTTGAGCATACTGATAAACAGTTGCAATTGAAAGAACAAATTAATCTTATGTTTCATTAAAATTTAAGAATAAAAAGATAAGAAATAAGAATAAAAGTCTGTTGTTTTTTGGCAACACCACGGTTGACAATAAGAATCCACACTGTATAATGGTCTGTATTGAATCGATAAACAAGGAGAAATATATGCCCCGTGGCGTACCTAAAGCAGGTTTCCGTAAGACCAAAAACCAATTGAGTGGTCCTGTTACTCTTATTAAGAACAAAGAACCAGTACCTGTGGTTGAGTCCCGATTCTCTATTAATGAGCGATTCGGGTTCGTGTCTGATATGGTGCAGATGCTCGCAAAAGGCGACCAAGCGTCTGTGGTCGTTACAGGACCTGGTGGTCTAGGTAAGTCCCACACCGTCACCAAGGCACTGGTCGCCTCTGGTTTGACCGATGTTTCATTGGTCGAGGATATGGAAGTAGGTGATGCAGTTAATACTAAGAAAACCTTCCGTTCCATTAAGGGTTATTCTACTCCAAAAGGTCTGTACAGGACTTTATATGAAAACCGCAATTCAGTTATCGTGTTTGATGATTGCGATTCAGTATTAAAGGATGCAGTATCTCTTAATCTGTTAAAAGGTGCTCTTGATTCCTATTCACGCCGTATTATCTCATGGCGTGCTGATTTTAAAGATGATGAATTGCCGCAGTCATTTGAATTTAAAGGTCGAGTTGTTTTTATCTCGAATATGTCATCCAATCAATTGGATCAAGCAATTCTGACCCGTTCAATGGCTGTTGACCTGTCAATGACCACTAAACAGAAAATTGAGCGTATGTGGTTTCTGTTAGACCAAAAAGAATTTATGCCTGAGTTTACAGAAGCACAGAAGGTAGATGCTATGGTGTTGATTGAGAACCTGCAAGATGAAGTTAAAGAATTGTCCTTGCGTACATTAATTCAGGTAACAAAGATCCGCAAGAGTGCAGGTAAAAACTGGAAGAATCTTGCTGAGTACACCATTGTTGGTTAATCAGGTAAACAGTTTTTTAAAATAGTCAGGTAAAATATTATGACAAGATGGATTGAAAATGTAAGCAGAGATGATGTGCGCCATGGTTGGCATACAGAGATGGGTATAAATTCCATGTTAATCCAGATTGGTGACCCTGCAAACATTTTCCCTAAACCAGAAAAACATTTTAAAGAGGTTCACCAATTCGAATTTCTGGATGCGGAAGATGGTGACAATTTTGATGATGATGCCAAAATCTCCGATGAGCAAGCACAACAATTGGTTAGATTGCTGCAGCGAGCTCGAGATAATTCAATGAATGTTTTGGTGCATTGCCATGCAGGCATTTGCCGGTCTGGTGCTGTGGTTGAAGTTGGTACAATCCTTGGGTTTACACCCACGGAAAGATTTCGCTTGCCTAATCTACGAGTAAAGCATAAAATGATGAAGGCATTGGGATTGACCTATGATGCCAATGAAAAATCAGAGGCAGTCAATGGAACAACCACTGCTTCTGGTTTAATATTACCTAATTGGAAATGATATGTTATTTTATCTTATTGGTCTAATACAAGGCCTCACGATTGGTTACCTGTGGTTTGCACCAGAAGATGAATTTAAACGTGGCTTCATTGATGGACTCACCATGAAATTTATATGGGGTAAAAAATGACGAATAAATTTGCATTGAATAAAATGTTGATGGCAATGTTAGGGTCACAGGACTTTGTTGATCGTTGGTGGCAAAGTCAAAATGTGGCCTTTGATATGAAAACTCCGGATGATGTGTACCTGTCTGGTTTAGAAGGACGCCGCAAAATTACTAGTTACATCATTTCGTTCTTGGATTAAGAATGGCCACAGAACCAAAAAAGAAAAGAGTTAAAAAAATAGAAGAACCAGAAATGAAGTTCTTTACTTGCGCTGGTTGCAACCAAAAAAAGTTTGATTGGAACGAACAATGCACGGGTGTAATATCAACAAAATGCCTATGGTGTACCAAATATCCAAAACCAAAAAAACGGGTAATAAAAGATGAATGAACGAATCAAACAACTTGCCATTGCATCACAACTGGTTTATAATGATGGTGACCAATTACTGACTGGTTGGATGGATCATGTTGATTTGACGGAGTACTTAGAAGAATATGCTAAATTGATTGTGTTAGAATGTTGTTCCGTTATTGAAAAAGAAGGATTAAATTTAGTTCCTGGTTTTCTGGTACGTTTAACTGTACACACTGAAATTGATTTGATTAAAAAACATTTTGGAATAAAAAATGATTGAAATGCGATGGTTAGTTACAGATTCTGATAAACCTAAACTACAATACCGCCAGCAAGTGGACACCACTGTTCGTGCCGGTATGTGGCCATATGACCTAACACAAAAAACTGCAAATATGCAATGGTCGGACTGGCGAGATGTGCCATTTGTTGCAGAGCACCAATGAGTATCTTAATGGATTTGTTGACTGAAGAAACTGTTGATGTTAAATCAAAGATTCGCCAGCGTAGATCACAAATGCTTATCCATTCTTGCCTCTATTATGAAATGGATGAGTCCATTGTTTCTGACCACGAATGGCAAGAATGGGCAGATGAACTAGAACAATTACAAACAAATAATCCAGAGCAGTGCAAGATTGACTTTTTTGATTTTGAATTCAGAGATTGGACCGGTGCAACAGGCAACCATTTACCTTTGCGTGACCCATGGGTTTCTGCAAAGGCAAAACAAATATTGAGAATACACAATGAACGAACGAATTAAACAACTTGCTATTTCAACGGGCATTTACGATTCCTTATGTGATCCATATGATAGACATAACACAGGCAATCCTGTTGGTAGTATAATAGATGACTTGGAAAAGTTCGCCGAGTTGATTGTGAAAGAAAGTGCGTTGACTGCTGCATTAATGGAACATAAAGGTCGAAAAAACATTGGTGCTGCCATATTAGATAGGTTTGAAATTCCCAATAATTCGAATGTTATGTCTGGCGCAGAACAAATGTCTGATGGTGGTTATGAATTGTCCACCAAAGAAAAATATGATAAAGCAGTTAAACAGCGAGAAGAATCATTGAGGAATCGTAGTACATATTTTGGAATTGACTGATGAAAGGTCCACGAGAGTTGAAGAACTATGTGGCTCGATATAAAAAACAGTTGAAGGCTTGTCACTGGGATGACCTGATGATATTCAAACTAGAACGCTGCAAGAAATGGTTCAAACGCAATAAGAAGATTGATGGAAAAGATTATGACGCCTGAATTTATTGAACGAGTTAAACGAGATTACGCAGCGGAGAAATCCACGCTGGATTGGGATAGTTATCTGGCTGGTTATCTGGCATGTTTAAAAAGATTTGGGGGTAAGCAATGACTAAAAAATTTGTTCGACCAACCAAAGAAGAATCAGAAGCAAGACTGGCTGCTGATATTGCACAGAGTAAGAAAATATATGATGCCTTTATAAACCATGATATGTTGGATGAAGAAGGATATCCAACTGATGAAGCAATGCATATCATTGAATCGTGGCACTGGACTGATCCAAAAGGTTGGTTTGATTTTATTGGTAATATCTGGCATCTTAAATCATGGGGTTGGGGTGAAGGTGAAACTGACCATGAATACAGAAAAGATGAGAAGGTTTATCGGTATGATATCTCTACTGCTGGCTGGTCAGGCAATGAGACTATCATTCGGTATATGAAAAGAAATGAAATGATGTGGCAACTTAATTGGGTACAATCACGCCGTGGTGGTCATTACATTTTCGAACTACATAACTTTGAGGATGATGAATAATGGGTGATATTCTAGTTATAATGATGTTAGTATTCTTATTTTATGGTGAACCTGATGTATGGGATAAGTTACATGATCGTGCGATGGCTTCGGCCAGTGTTGAATGTAGTAAATAATTTAAAAGGAAAAGAAATGACTGTTGATACACCTGAACTGACTATGCAAAAACTACTTGATGATTTTTGTTATGTGACATATTGTAAAGCAAATGGTAAACCATATAAAGATTCGATGGCATATTGCCGAATTCTTGACCGTGGATATGAACTACATAATTTTAAAGAAGTGCAAGGTAAACACCGCAAAGCACAAATGGATGTTGTTATTTGTGAGGCACTATATCCGGAGTTGAAAAACAAAAATATTTAACAGGAGATTTTATGAGCACAGAAGAAGATAAAGAACGGCATTCTAAACGGTTACTCCAAAAAGAAAACCATATTAATCGTCAAATGAAAATAAGAAAGGCTCATAAGTTTACACAAGACATTAACAATGAAATTCCACATAAGTATCACAAAGTAAGCGGTACAACCTGTGGGATTTCCAATTGTGTAATGTGTGGTAATCCAAGAAAAACTTGGAATGAAAGTACAATCCAAGAAAAAAGTTTCGACCAAACCAAACAATGGGTGGAAGAAGAAATTTAACTGTTGTTTTCTGGCAACACCATAGTTGCCAAATGCCACGACACCTGTATAATGGTCTCTATTGAATTGATAAGGAGACAACAGGATGTCGTGGAATCTCGAAGGTAAAAAAGTTTCTGGTAAGTATCTGGATGAATTCCCGTTCACTGGAACAGTCACCTCCACCCGCATTAAGTTTGGTGGTAAAGTCAGTAATACAATACAATTGGACACTCCCCTGGTGGTTTATGGTGCAGACCGTGACGTTATCCTCATGGATTCCGATGAACTGGTCATGTTGTAGAAAAACAACACATGGTTGCCATTTGCCACAATGCCTGTATAATGGTTTGTATTGATTGATGAGGAGACTATATTATGATTCTGAATAACACCCCGCAAAACGAAGCAGTACTGTCCAATGTAGGTCAAATTGGCGAATTCAAAATCCGCAATTCTGCGAAGGCTTTTAACATTCTATCCAGTGGTCTTTATGCAAATAAGATTCGCGCTGTGATTCGAGAATTGTCCTGTAATGCTGTTGACAGTCATGCTGCTGCAGGTAACATGGATACACCTTTTACTGTTCACCTGCCAACCACACTAGAACCATGGTTCTCGGTGCGGGACTTTGGTACGGGTCTGAACCACGATCAGGTAACAAATATTTACACCACTTATTTTGAATCTACTAAAACTAATTCCAATGATTTCATTGGTGCTCTTGGTCTTGGTTCAAAATCTCCATTCTCTTATACTGATAACTTTACTGTTACTGCTATTCAAGATGGCGTAGAGCGTATTTACTCCGCATTTATTAATGATGAGGGTGTTCCTTCTATTGTTAAGATGGGTGAAGAACCTACTGTAAATGAAAATGGTGTGGAGATTAAATTCTCTGTGAATGAACGATATGATTTTAATAAATTCATTCAAGAAGCACAGGTTGTTTACCAGTATTTCGCATTGAAGCCTACTGTTACTGGTGTAACCCATTTTGAATTTACCGAAGTGCAATACGAATTCAAGGATATTATTCCTGGTGTTCATTCTCGTGCTACTGACTTTAGTAGAACCCCATCTGTTGCTGTCATGGGTAACATTGCATATCCAATTAATATTCCTGCATCTAATACTGAATTGGGTAATCTCCGTTCATTGTTAGACTGTAACCTTGTAATGTACTTTGGTATTGGTGAGTTGGACTTTCAGGCATCACGCGAAGGCCTATCATATATTCCACAAACAATTGAATCAATTAAACGCAAACTGGAAACAGTGAATGGTCAATTGACTGTTCGTTTGGCTGAAGAAACAAATAAGATTGCCAATAAGTGGGAACGATCCATATTCCTGTATGAAAAAGCACGAACTGATTTGTGGAAAAATTCTGTGCTTCAGTATGTGAAAGATACGGCATTTGAATTGGTTGAATTGACCAGTACGGGTTATTCAACTAGTCGTTATCGTTTTGATTTGATTTGTTCTGACCTTGCAAGTCAATTCAATGTCAGATTGCGTGGGTTTGGTATTCATCGTGGATCAACTACTTGTTCCATGATTAAGTCTGACCATAAGAATTTTGGTTTGCTTGATGAAAATGGTTATAGTGTTCGTCAGGAATATATTACTCTGCCTGTTGATCTATCTGTTAGTTTGGTTATCAATGATACCAAGGTTGGTGTAACAGAACGTGCCAAGTACCATTGGAGAAATAAGACTAGTAATAACAAATATTCAGAGAACATTTTTATTGTTGATGCTGCGGATAAATCAAAACCCATTAAGGTTAAAGAATTCTTGGAATCAATTGGTAATCCACCAGAAACAAATATTGTTCTTGCTACTACGTTGGATGCAAAGGATCGTGTATCATCAGGTAAAGGTTTAGGTAAAAATATTTCATTGCTTCTGATGGAAGAACGAGGTGGACCTAGGCATCACTCTAGTTCGACCGAGTTGGTATGGCGCGAAGCACCCAATCTAGATGAATTGGATGATACAAAAACATATTACTATATTCCGCTTTCTGGTTTTGTTCCTGAGTTTACAACACGAAGCAGTATTTCTGCACAAGAGGTTGTTAAGTTTATGAATATGTCTGATATTCCTGAACTGAATATAGATGTTTATGGTGTTCGTAAAACAAATATTGAAACAATTAAGAAGATGCCGAACTGGAAGAACCTTGAGGACTATCTATTGTCACTGATGGATAAACTTCAGGATATTGAACAGATTGCTTCTTCTCTTAATGCTATTGATAAGAATGCCGTTTCTATGTTCGATTTTTCGGTAATCTCTAAACAGATTAATGCGAAAAGTCCTATGGCAATCCTTATGAAGAAATTCAATAACTTGCCAAGAGTTGGTAATTGGCGTACAATACACCATCTGGTATCTATGTTTGTGAAAGAACGCAAGGTTTATACTACCGACCTCGCAAAAGAGTTTAATGACGAGTTTACAAAAATGAATGAACGATATCCATTGATTGATGTATTGGATAAGTATCGTGCATCGAGTTATGATGTTTCAAATTATATTAATTTAGTTGACCAAGTGAAAGGCATTTAAAATGTTCCCATATCTTATACAAGGTAATAATATTGTTGTGGTTATCAATAACAAACCACACACTATTAGCAAGACTCATATCACCTATGAGAAAGTAAAAGAAGCAATCAAAGCAAATGATTGGCTGACTGTTCAAGACATTATCGAACCAAAGAAAATGGTTCTGAATTATGGCAAAGGCAATGTATCAATTCAAGGTGAAAAACTGTTCTGGAAAGGTGAGGAATTGCATAACGCAATTGCTACTCGCATGATCCAGATGTTGCAAGATGATTTCCCTATTGAACCACTGGTTCTGTTTATGGAAAATCTGATGAACAACCCATCTTATCGTGCAGTAAAAGAATTGTATGGTTTCTTGGAAAAGAATAACCTGCCAATTACTCCGGATGGTTGTTTCCTTGCGTACAAAAAAGTGCGTGATGATTACCTCGATTGCCATAGTGGCACCATGGATAACTCTGTTGGTTCTATTGTTTCGATGGAACGTAATCAGGTCAATGATGATAAGAACCAAACCTGTTCTTCTGGTTTGCATTTCTGCTCAGAAGGTTATCTGCGCCATTTTGGTGGTGAACGTATTATGATTCTGAAGATTAATCCGCGTGATGTGGTTAGTATTCCTACCGATTATGATGACTCAAAAGGTCGTGCGTGTATGTATGAGGTTGTTGGTGAAGTTGGTGTTAGTTCTGAATCAGTGGAACAAACCTTTACTCTACCAGTTCAGGATTACACTGTTGACTTTCGTGCTGCTGACGAAATCTAATAGGAAATAAAATGAGTTATAATAAAAACCAAAAGGCCTTTATCGAGGCTGCCGAATCTATTTTTGGTATTGGTTCTATTCTCACTCGTGATGGGATCCAGCACGTTGTTGAAACTAGCGGCGTGCCGTTTCCTTACTGGTTTGTTACCAAGTCCGAATATCGTGATGGTCGAGGTCAATATAAGTTGCCCGACATTGGTACAATCCAAAAGGGTGTATTACAAGAAAAGGAACCTGAAATGGAAGTGGCATTGTCTGCTCAAGTGTTAACCTTCAAGCAACCAAAACTTGAGGATGAATCTGATGTATCTATACCTGAAAAGTATCCTGATTATGTGCCATTTGGTTTTTATAAAGACCTAACTGATGTTATTAAATCAAATGCTTTTTACCCTGTGTTCATTACTGGACTATCTGGTAATGGTAAGACACTTATGGTTGAACAATCATGTGCAACCCTAGGTCGTGAATGTATCCGTGTTAATATCTCCATTGAGACTGATGAAAGTGATCTGCTTGGCGGACCTACTCTAGTTAATGGTAATGTGGTCAATCGTGATGGTCCTGTTATTACTGCCATGAAACGTGGTGCAGTATTGCTGATTGATGAAGTTGACCGTGGTTCTAATAAGTTGATGTGTCTGCAAGGTATTCTTGAGGGCAAACCTTATTACAACAAAAAGAATGGTGAACTAGTACATCCAAAAAATGGTTTCACTATCATTGCAACAGCAAACACCAAAGGTCGTGGTTCAGAAGAAGGACGTTATCTATCGCAGATTCTTGATGATGCTTTCCTTGAACGTTTCCCGATTACTGTTGAACAAGAATATCCTGACGTTAAGACAGAGAAGAAGATTCTTTCACCTCTGATTGACGATAAAGAATTTGTGGATAACCTCGTACAATGGGCAGATGTGGTTCGCCAGTCATTTGACCAGGGTGCCACTGATGAAATTATTTCTACGCGTCGTCTGGTGCATATTGTCAAGGCATTTAAAATCTTTGGTGATCGCATGAAGGCAATTGAATTGTGCGTAAACCGATTTGATACAGAAACCAAATTAGCATTCTTGGACCTGTACTCAAAAGTGGATGCTAAAGTAGAAGCACCACAAGCAAAACCAGTAGCACCAAGTTACGAAGAAATTCCATTTTAATTTATGAGGAAATATATTTATATTATGAATAATACAGTACGCAAGGGCAAACAAAATCGCCACGAAAAAATCACCGTAACCATGTTGTCAGGCAAACCAGTTTCGCCTGATGAAATTAAATCATGTTTTACTGGCACAGACCAAGAATCGGTTATGTATCGATTGTCTACCAACATCTACAACATTCGCCTTGATGGTGGTATCGTCAAAGTCATTAAAGAAGGTCGTAAGGTCACTGGATATCAATTGGTGAATAATACAGAGTTTGATAAGAATGGTCGATATGTTGGTCCAGTTGTCACACAAGTACCTGTGTCTGTTCCAGATGTTACACCTGAGGTGGAATCGGTTGAATAAACGAGACAGAGACAATACAAGATTTCTAATATCGTCCGATTTAACTGCGCTTGCTGCATGGATTGACCAAGCAACTAATGAGGATATTAAATATGCCCTCGAATTGACAAACACAGTACGATCAGAAATAGAAATCCATGAAATGGATCTTCAAGATGAAATTGAAGATTTCACTGAAGCAAAATTACTTATTGATAGGATTAAAAATGTTTAGAAAATTTATTGATTGGATGAACGAAAACAATTCACAAGTTTCTTGGTTCTTTATTGGTTATTTTATCTGTGATGGATTGAACTCACTGCTGAGGGCTGAATATGTATGGGCTGTGTGGTCATTGTGCTTGGTATTGATGAATTATGTTTGTCGTAAACCTTGGCCAAACCTGGATTAATGTTGTAATAAAACAACAATGGTTGCCATTACTGGTGGCCGTGATATAATGGTCATATAAACTGTTAAAGGAGATAGTATGGCAACCCGTTCAGCAATTGGCATAGTTCGCGATGGTGGTATTGAAGGTATATATTGTCATTGGGATGGTTATCCGCAACACCATGGTCACATCCTGTTGAATTACTACAATCAAGAAAAGACCAATCAATTGATGAAACATGGTTCACTTTCAGTACTAGGACCAAACATTGGTGTCAAACATGCCTTTAGCAATCCTCATCCTTGGAATAGTGCCGCCTATCTTGCCGAAGAATCATTACAGGAAAACTCCTGTACATTTTATGGACGTGATCGCGGTGACAAAGAAACCGAATCGAAAATTTTTAATGATGTTTCAGAATTTATAGATTATTATAGGAGTTCTGGTGCAGAATATTCTTATTTGATGAAGGATGGTGAATGGTATTTACTACACAATCCAGAAGAATTGATTCCACTGAATAAAATTGTTCCTAATGTGAAAGATGATTTGAAATGAAAACACTAATTATATTTTTTATTGTTGTATCGCTGGTTGGTTGTTCTTCGACTAAATTGGATGTTAAACCCGAAGATAAACAAACCAATGTTCTACTTGGTCCCAAAATTGCAGGTTATAAACAAGTAGAATATATGAACCGCAATGAGGTAATTCAAGCAACTAAAGAATGTATTAATGCTAGGTTGCATCCTGTGGTACAATATGTGACACAGAAAACAGAATTTGGCAATGTGATGTTGCCAGCTGTAGTTAATTGCGAAGTCTATACAAAACCTTAAAGGTGTTTAAATGTATTCATATGTCGTGGAAACATTAGGTCTATCTCAGCACTCACTCGAAATAATGGTGTTGTCTGCTATTGGCATCGGCCTTCTTGGTATTGTATTTGTTTTATTTTGGAAACAAATTGCTGTAGGTTCTCTAGGTTTGGTTTGTATGGTTGTATTGGCGAATCATAAACCACCAGAAGTTATTACACCTGTACCCACAGCTGTTTCTGTTGAAGTAACACCCGTGACAAATAATGTAACCAATTCAGAAAATACAGAATTCATGGAAGATTGTTTAAGTTTAACTGATTATACAGATAAACAATGTGATGATATTTGGAATAAACGCAATAAAGAAGAAACTGTTGTTGATAATGAAAACAAATTGATTGGAGAATAATATGTTAGAATTGTATAGAGGTTTGATTGATATTGTTGTGTCGAATTGCCGTGTATTGGAATCAGATTTGATTCAACATATTCGCCGTGATGTAACGACCAAAACTATTGCACCTAACACATTTGGTGTTTGTGGTTTTTGGAATTTGATGCTAGAGATTGTTTTTGTGATGTTTGCTAAGACAACATTCGTTCTTGGTATTACATTAACCAGTATTCTAGCAATCGCATTTTTCCCATTGAATGCTTTCATTCGTGCTTGTGCTACTGTGTTCCGTACAGGTTCAGGTGATAGTTATATCATACCACTTGAAAAAGAAACGAAAACAAAGGTGAAGTAATGTCTGATTTATTTACACCTTTGGAAGTAGCTAACATTGTAAAAGCAAAAGTATTAATGAAGATTAAGGCTGAAGAATTTCTTAATCTGTTGGGTAAAGGTGCTAGTCATGCACAAACAAAGGTACAAGATTATTTGTTTTTTTCTGGTGGTGCAATTGCATCAAGTCTGCAAGGAAAATATCCAAAAGATTATGACCTATATTGTAAGACTGCCGAGTTTAATAGTGTGATTTCAGAATATCTGAAAAATTATCACGATGATGATATTAAAGATGTGGCTGAACACTATCGTGATTTCGTTGGCAAAGATGGTAAGATGGTTACAGAAAATGCCATTACAATGAATAGTAATATACAGATAATTCTGAAACATTCTGGTGAACCAAAACAAGTACGAGAGACATTTGATTTTGTTCACTGTATGCCATACTATGATTTTGGAACAGACAAACTATATATTTCCAGAGATCAATATGATTTATGTGTGAAAAAGAAATTGAAAGTTAATAATCGATCTGTGGTGACAGCAGCTCGTACCGATAAGTTTCTTCAGCGTGGTTATTCATGGCTATGATTAATCCATGGAGTGTTAATGGTATGATACAAGATGATTATGCCAATAGTATGCCAGCGATGCCACCGGTTGTTGACCATATTATCAATGGTAAAATGTTGGTTGCTTCATATTCAATCATGGAATATAAATTTAGTGATCGTATACACACTGTTGGCCAGAAACAGACTGAAGATGAGATTAAAGATGAATTGGTGATGTTGTTGGTGAATGAAATGAAGAAATCAAACTTTATTGAATACACACGACAAATAGATATGTCATCAGATGCGGTTAATTTCAAAGCAAGAATATTTGTGACACCTAACGATCAGGTAAAAGTTATAAGAGAAATGGAACAGAGGAAAACAAAATGAAAATTGCAGTGTGTTCGGACATCCACCTTGAATTTGGTGACCTTGATTTGCACAATACAGAGAATGCCGATGTGCTGATTCTTGGTGGTGATATTTTTGTCGCTAACGACCTTGTAAGTCTTGAAGATTCCATTGAAACTGCAAAACTGGTACCAACACGAGCTCGTTTTCGTGCAGAGAAATTTTTTGATTTTGTAAAACGTTGTAGTGATCGGTTCCCTAAAGTAATTTTGATTGCTGGTAATCATGAACACTATCATGGTGAGTTTCAGGATACATATAAAACAATCAAAAAATCCTTTAAAGAATTTACCAATGTGTATGTTTTGGATAAAGAATCGGTAGAACTCAATGGCACCATTTTTGTTGGTGGTACATTGTGGACTGATATGAACAAAGAAGATCCAATGACCATTCATGCAATTTCTGGTATGATGAACGACTTCAATTGTGTGACAAATGGCATAACACACCGTAAAGTGCCTCTGTATAAAAAAGATGCATCAGGTGAATATATCATTGACGATAATCGTATTGGTTACATCATAGATGGTTTTAAAATGAAAGAAGAACCTGCCAGATTTACTCCTAACCATGCGGTGGAAGATCACAAACAATTTCTTCAATATTTGAAACTAGTAATGGAAAATAACACAGATAAAAAACCTGTTGTTGTTTGTTCTCACCATGCACCAAGTCGTAGAAGTACACATCCAAAGTATGCAGGACAAACACTAATGAATGGTGGGTATAGTTCTGAATTGGATGAGTTTATTATGGATAGACCAGATATCAAACTATGGACTCATGGTCACACACACGAACCTTTTGATTATATGGTTGGTGATACTCGTATCGTTTGCAATCCGCGTGGTTATATAAACCATGAAAAGAGTGCAGATTATTTTGAGTTAAAATTTGTTGAAATTTAAGGAGATAAAATGAGTGTTACAATTAAGAATTTAGAAGCAGCATTTGCTGGTGAGAGTCAAGCACACACCAAATACCGTTATTTTGCTAAGATGGCAAGAGCACAAGGATTTGAAGATGTTGCAAAACATTTTGAACATACAGCAGAACAAGAGTTACTTCATGCGTGGGGTCATTTGGAATTGCTGATTGGTAAACCAGATGTTAAACAGTGCCTTGAAATGGCCATTGAAGGTGAGACACACGAGTTCACTACAATGTATCCTACAATGCAATCAGAAGCAATTGCAGAAGGTGATGAATTTGCTGCGAAAGAAGCAGCAGATCAAATTGCAGAAAGTAAAGAACACGCAGAACAATTTGCGGCAATTCTTGTTAAGGCAGAAAAACGTTTTAATGCTTTGAAGAAAGTAGAACAACGTCATGCAGAAGCTTACACAAAAGTATTGGAGAATGTAAAATGAGTGAAACACATGTGTGTGTAGTATGTGGTCATGAACATGATGATCTAGTAGAAGGTGCATGGGGTACATTACCCGATGATTTTACTTGTCCTGAATGTGGTTGTGGTAAAGAAGAATACGAGTCAATTTAATGTCCAAAAAATTATATCTTGTTGAAACTGTTTCCACATTCCGTATTCGCTATGTGGTTGAAGCAAAAGAAGAAGGTCATGCTGAAGATGAAGTCACTATGTCCGATGCAGACTTTTATGAATTCTCACAGAAACATATTGATGAATCGATTACATCAACCCGTGAATTAAGTAGAATTGAATATCTTGATCTTTTTGATAAAGACAATGAGTATCTTGCTAAATGGGACGATGAATCTAAAATGAAGTTCATCAATAAAATTGATTATGATGAAGATGATGGTAACGTAAATCTTCCTCCTACTGAATGTGAGTTTGAAGAAATCGTAACAACATTAAATCAACTATGAAGAAAATCTTTATAACTGGCATCAATGGTTATATTGGTCAACACCTCTACCATCTGTTAAAGGATGAGTATGAGGTGTTTGGCTTGGATATTACACCTGTTAATGATGATAATCTTTTTCAGTCAGACATTCGTCATTGGATACCAGAATATATATTTTCTTTGGCTGATATGCCAATTGAATTTGATGCAGTCATTCATTTGGCTGCATTGATTCGTGTAAGTGAATCAGTAGTAAAACCCATTGAGTATTATGAAACTAATATTATGGGCACTATCAATGCACTAAGTTGCATCAAGACAAAAAACTTCATTCTCGCATCTACTGGTGCAGCAGAAAACCCAATTAATCCTTATAGTATCTCGAAGTTGGCCGCAGAAGGTATTGTTAAACAGTATTGCAAGAGTAAAGATATTGACTATACTATTTTTAGATTCTATAATGTGATTGGATCAAACGGATTCTTACCAACCAATGTTGATGGTTTGATGTATAACCTAATCAAGGCAAAAGAAACAGGTGAGTTTAATTTGTTTGGTCACCAATATGACACAGAAGATGGTACAGCAATTCGAGACTATATTCATGTGATGGAAATCTGCCATGCAATTAAATTGGCAATTGAAACTCCTGCAAACTCTGAGGTAGAAAACCTGGGTACAGGCGTAGGACATTCTGTATTCGATATTGTTAATCGTTTTACGATTGTAAACAATTGTGATATTCAGGTAAACTTTAAACCTGCTCGGGCAGGTGACTTACCTGCAACAGTATTAAAAAATGTCTCGCCATACATGAAAAAATATTATACAATAGACGAAATGTTACGATTGGAGAATATATGAAAGTGAATATTGGACCTTATACAACCTGGATAGGACCGTATCAGATTGCGGAAAAGATACTATTCTGGATGGACAAAAACAATGATGACCGAGTTCATAACTTTGGTCGTTGGTTGTCTGGTGGTAAAGATAAAGATTCTCTGTTGATGAAATTGTGTTCTTGGATTGAATCTAAGAAAAAACGCAAGATCAAAGTGCATATTGATGGTTATGATGTGTGGAGCATGGACAGTACACTATCTATTATCATTCTACCTATGTTGGAGAAATTGCGTGAGGCGAAACATGGTTCACCAATGGTTGATGCAGAAGATGTTCCGGAATACCTTCGAATGACTGGTCATGAAGATTGGTCTCAACAACAACAATTTAAATTTGATGACCAAGAACAATACGAAAAAGATTCTTGGGAAATTAATATGCATCGATGGGATTGGGTGATTGATGAGATGATTTGGACATTCAAACAATTACAACCAGATTATGATTGGGAAGAAATATATCGTAGTGGTGTAATGGATATTGCTTGGCTACCAGATTCAATCAATTCAGATTACAAGATCATGAGTCATGGACCCAACCATACATATAAAATTGATGAGGAAGGTACAAGAAAACATCAAGAACGTATCAACAATGGTCTAAGACTATTTGGTAAATATTTTCAGAACCTTTGGGACTAATTATGGCAAAATTTAAACAAGTAAAACTCACATTCACCGCAGAAATTATGATGAATACTAATGACACATTGGATGTTGAAGCATTGCAGACTGAATTGATTGATGCACTAGACACAGTAAACAACAATCAATTTCTTGTAGCAGAAGAACAACTTATTATTAAAGGTTAATTATGGCATTGAAACATCATGCAGAACGTGAATTAGACATTATTGGAATGACAGAAGATTCTGAAGAAATGGATGGTGCAATGCGTAAACACATCCTTCATATGATTGATGAATTTTCTAAAGAAGGACATTCTGGATTCTCCGCATCATATGCTATTAGTATCTTATCTAAACTTATGAAATATGAACCATTGACGCCACTAACAGGTGAAGATAGTGAATGGATGGAAATTGCAAAAGAACAGACAGGTTCTAATCAAGGCACATTATATCAAAATAACCGTGCAAGTCATGTATTCAAAGATGATAACGGTGCTTATGACATTCAAGGTAAAGTATTTGTTGAATGGCGACAAGACAAAGAAACGGGTGAAGATTATTCTTCATCATATACAAGCAAAGATTCTCGTGTGCCTGTAACCTTCCCATACACACCACACACCGATTATATTAATAAAGGTTTCGTAGAAGAATGATTTCTCTCATACATTTTATAAGTTCTTCCAAACTACTCAAAGAGTCCGAAAAGACGGTCTTGATGTTGGGTGGTGAAGATGAAGCACCTGAGATGGTGCGAGCACAACGGGACTTCTATCGTTTAGAAGTTGATTATTATCGGACAGAAGCAATCAAATTTGGTTTCTTTTGTGCCGGTGTTGTATTATGTGCATACCCAATTTATTTGTTATGGAGATCATTTAATGGCATACTTGCTTAAAAACATTTTTGTATGGTTAAAAACTAATAGCCTAAGTATTATAGCTAATGGTGCAATGTTCGCATTGGTCTTATTGTTAATAGTGCCTATGCTTACATTTAAAAAACCAGAAGTTGAATTGAAAGACTTCAAAGATGGCATACAGAATCATTTGACTTGGTCAATTAAGAATGAATGCTTTTTTGTTAAACCACACACAGATACCACCGTGTATCTGATCCGTGTACCTGATTGTGATAGAAAATAAGGAGAAGTTATGAGTTTATTTGTTGAAGTTACCTCGATTGAAAAACAATGTAAGGTTATTGTTAATATGGAACACATTGTAGAGATTGCACCTCTTTCTACTGGTGGTTGTGCATTATTTACTATTGATAGTGCTGGTGTTGGCGCAAAAGCATCCATGCGAGTGTCGGATGATTATAGTCAATTTGTACAGTTTGCTGTACAACCAGTATCTGTGGATGATATTGCCAAACGTTTCCCTAAAGTTACAACTGAATCTGACCCAAAAATAAAAGTATCAAAAACAGAAATTCCTAAACTGTAATGTTTGATATATTGGTTGGCATTTTTTCATGGATTAAAAGTGATTATAAAACGAATTCGTTCAGGTTCTGTGTCGAAATCTTGGCATGGGCAATCAGTGTTGGATGTTCAATTACTATGGCACTTACTGTACCAAACCCGCCTCTGTTGGTACTCTATCCTATTTGGATTTCTGGTTGTGCCTTGTACGCTTGGGCTGCTTACACTAGGAAGTCATTTGGTATGATTGCCAATTATTTACTTTTAGTCACTATTGATACCGTAGGACTCCTGCGAATGCTTGGTTGACATTTAACTGTGGTCATGTTATAATTGTATCTCTTATATTATGAAAGTTTCTCGTGAACATCTTTTATCTTGACAATGACCCAGTTAAATGTGCAGAAATGCATAACGATAAACACTGTATCAAAATGATTTTGGAATATGCTCAACTCCTTTCCACTGCTCATCGCGTTCTTGATGGCGTTTCCACTGTCGGGCTTACTAGCACCGGCCGGAAAAAAACTTCCTACGTCCTCTCCGATGCTCGGGATGCCATTCTTTATTCTGCTACTCACATTAATCATCCGTCTGCAATTTGGGTAAGACAATCAGATAAAAATTATGACTGGTTGTTTTCTCTGTTTCAGTCATTGATGGATGAATACACATATCGTTATGGTAAGACTCATGCCTGTTCTAAACTTGAAATGTTTCTTGATAGAATACCAAACAATATTCCACAAAAGCCTTTCAATGAACCAACACCTGCAATGCCACCAGAAATAAAAATTCCAGTGGCCGGTCCTCGTGGACAATTGTATTATGATTCAATTGCTTCGTATAAAAATTACTATATACAAAGTAAAGCACATCTTGCAAGTTGGAAAGGTAAAACCAATTCTCGTCCAGTTCCGCAATGGTTTCAAACTGGATTAGAAAAACTAGCAGTAATTTAACTTGAACTTTATTAATAAGGAAACACATGAAATTTGTAAAAATCTTGGCAGTTGCAGCACTATTGGTATCTAGTTCTTCGTTCGCACAGAACACTGGCTATACTACGTTTGAATTCTCACAAGAAACTAAACGTGCAGACGACTCAGATAAACTTAAAGGTGGTCTAGTTGTTGGTATCAAAACACCACAAGGTCAAGACTACAGCATTAAAGCAGAATCTAGTCAAACTCGCGTTGGTGAAGGTTCGATTTCAACAGGACTAGAAGTTCGTGCAAAGCAAAACTTTTCAGATGTTGGTCTTGGTATTAAACCATACCTTGGTGTTCGTCTAGGCGAGAAAATGGAAAGCGATAAACATTTCAGTCACTATGCAGTTGATACTGGTGTGAAGTTTCCAATCGTTGGTGCATTGAGCGGCGATGTTGGTGTTCGTTATCGTAACGCCTTTAATACTGCAAATGCATTCCAAAGTACCCGATACCATGTTATCGCTTCATACGCAGTAACCAAGACTGATTCAGTTGCTGTTCGTTACAGCCAAGCATATGGTGATGTTGCAGAAGAAAAAGATGCATGGCGTTTGAGTTACACACATAGTTTCTAATTTTAAAGTATAAAGAAGAACTCTCCTTCATGGAGAGTTTTTCACTTGTTGATTACATAAAGAAATAACATGCCGACATACCAATTTAAAAATTCAAAAACGGATGAAATTGAAGAACATCGTATGAGTTATACTGTGCTCGATGAATTCAAGACAGAAAATCCACATTTGACTATACATATTAGTGCTGAAAATATACCTATTCTTGGTGATGCCACAAGAATGAGTATTCCTGGTCACGGACAGCCACATGCAGCATTCGAGACTGGAGTAATCCAGCGAATGAAGGAGACCATTCCTGGTAATACCATGTCTGGTCATAAAACGAAAGCACCAAGGGAATGGTAAAACAAATTCCAATTTTGTTACAACAATGTAAAGGCGGACTTAATGGCATCCAAAGCAAAAAAATCTCCAGCAGAAGAAGCAAGCAAACAGCACTTCTCACTCAAAACAATAAAGCCATTAACCAAAAATCAAGAGAAAACATTTGATGAATATGACACAGGAAATCATCTAGTCTTATCTGGTTCTGCGGGTTCAGGTAAATCATTTCTTGCATTGTATTTAAGTCTACGAGAAATCTTAGCAAAAGGTTCGTATTATAATAAGGTAATTATTATTCGTTCGGCTGTTCCTTCTAGAGATTTGGGTTTTGTTCCTGGTACATTGGAAGAAAAATCAAAAATTTACCAAGAACCGTATATGAATATTGTAAATGAGTTGGTTGGACGTGGTGATGCTTGGCACTTTTTGATGCATAAAGAAATTATTGAATTTCAGACCACCAGTTTCTTGCGAGGTCTTACTTTCCGTGATTGTATCATTGTTTTTGATGAGTTTCAATCAGCAACATTTCATGAAATAGATTCAGTTTTAACTAGAGTTGGTGATAATTGTCGGTTTATTCTTTGTGGAGATCATGCACAAAATGACTTGAATAATAAAAAAGAAAAGTCTGGTTTTCATGATGCCATAAATATAGTAACTAAGATCCCTAGTGTTAGTCAAATTAATTTTACCATTGACGATGTAGTTAGATCGGGCTTTGTTAAAGAGTATTTGATTGCAAAAGAGAAACAGGGTCTATAATTTACTGCATCATTACCAAAATAAATGACTATACCAACAAATAATGTAAGTTTTTCACAAATACAATCTGAGTGGGGTGGATCTGATCCCATCTCACTCGGTGAGTATTATATAAATGCTGGAATTATACCGGCAAATTATTATACAGCAGATAAAATACCACCACTTGGAACAGATATTCAAGTAAGTGACTTTGAAAATACATCATCAGAATTTGTTGGGTCACAAATCACACCTTTTTTTTGGAATAATAGAGCATCACTTATTCGAGGATTGGGTGGAAATAACGCAGCAGTTTGGTTGGGAGACTCATATACGGTGGGTGGTCCAGCGCAACGATATGTTGGCACACAAGGTGCTTCATGGGCTTTTGCAAATTCAACACTGACGCAATATAGCAAAACTGCAACAATGGTTTCGTGGGCAGTCGGCAGCAGTCCCACAATATATGCACAAACTAGTAATCCATTAGCTAATGTTTTATATGGTCCTAGCAACCTCGGGCCAGCTTCCTTACATGTGAGTATTATTCCAAATTTTGTTGATTTAATCACATCAAATTATATTGCATGGTCACGCAGTGGTGGAAATAGTGGTTCATGGGCTGGTTGTTTTATACTACCTGGTGCATGGCAAGTAAAAGTCGATAAACTTGGTGTTACTGCTGGTGATATTTTAGCACCAGGTGAAATAAGCATCATTTTTAGACCATCTGCTGGTGACGGTCCAGGTCATGTTCCGGGTTCAGGAATATCAACATCTATTGCTTGGACGAGTTGGTGGTATAATTCTTATGGTTTTCAAATGAATGTAAATACGACCAATGCAAATCTATTTCAAGGCACATCTTTGGACACAGGATATAGATTTGTTAAATTCTATAAACCATAAGGACAAAATGGATAATTTTAAAATAATTTGCAAAAATAAAAACAGAACATTAAAAATTGAATATGTAACATATGCTGAGGCAGATATAACAATTCCATTAGATAAAAATAGTGTTGAGTTGCGCGGAGAAGCGTTACGAAAATATATCAATGAATATATAATATCTCAATTGCCAGATGTTGAACGTGTCGAACCAGATTTGGAATTGGCTGAAAAATTAGGACTATAAATTATGAAAAAAACGAACACCTATGTAATACTAAAAACGGTATTGTATAGAACAATTTCTGTTAGTTTGAATTGGTTGGTATTGTATTTACTTACGGGCAGTGCATCCAAATCATCACAATATGCAATTTATTTGTTTATTTTACATACAGTATTGTATATGGCATATGAAAGAATAGTTACCATATATGAGGAAAAGCACATTTATGGTGTTAAAGATGAGTAATATGGTCGATGGAGTGCATTATAAATTTTTGAATTATCCGAAACTGCCTGATGAATTGGAACAACTGTGTTTGGACCAACTAAACAAACCAGAATTTTTCATATTTGATTTGAGTAAAAATGAAATCATCACACGAAAAGTTATAATAGACGGCGAAGTTGTTGTAAAAAAACAATGCACATTTGAAGTTTTTTCTGCACCAACAGAAGTAATTGATTGGTTATTGTCAAACAAAATAATTGATAGTATTGATACAGAAGTTGTAGTACAAAGAAGTTATAATGGCACTGCATTATTTCCACATACAGATAATCCGGAAAATTATAACAACAACCTTACCAATTTACACAAACGAACAACTGCATTAAATTATTTGTTGTCAGAATCTGGTCCAACAACATGTTTTTATAACACAAATAATCTGAATGATATATTGGAGTCAGTATTAATACCAAAAAGTGTATGGCACACATTAAATGTCAATCATCTACACGGTGTAGAGAATATAGAATTTGATAGAATAAGTTTAAGTATTACACTAAATTGAGGAATAAAATTATGCAAGAAAATAAACAAATGATTACACTAGATCCAACCGATTTAAAAAGTGTTGAAACAATTATCTCGAAAATTGAAGATAGTTATTTTGAAATTCCTTTTGGTAACACAGCATTTCAAACCAAGGCGTTTGTTGTTGCAGCATCAATTACACCAGAAAGAGCTTATCGAGCGGTTGGATTGCAATTGATGTCTATTTTATCGAGTTTGAGAATGACTATCATAGACAAAAAAATTGCAAAAGTTAAACTAGAACAAAAGAGGGAAAAATTAAAAAGTCCCGATTTAGATAAATTTGAGAAAGAGATTTTAGAACTCGAAATTTTAATGGAAACATCAGGTCATCGACATGGCGAAAAACTCATAAATGACTCACTTCAAGAATTTAATGTATTATATGCAGAATTCATGAAGTTACCTAAGTTTACACGTGAACAGTTTGAAAGTGCAGAAGAAAATTACTTCTCACAATCATTAGACCGCCAAGCAAGAGGCATTTCGGGTGCGGTAGAATCTCTGATAAATATGCATGATGATATGCCAGCCTTGGCATCATATAAAGAAAATGTGAAATTGATTGAAAACCTAGATACACAGACGCTAAAGAATTTGCGTCTGAATATGGACAATCAAATGAGTCGAGTTATAGAAAAAGAACAGTTGAAACTCTCAACCAAAACATAAAGAAAAAATAAATGCCATTAAATTCATCTGGCCCGTTAAGTATGGGTGGTCCCGTAGCCGGACAATCGATTGATCTTGAATTGGGTCGAGCAGCCAGTACTCAAATTGGTCTTGATGAAACACCAGTTCGTACATTGGCTGGAGTTCTTTCTGGAACTATTGGATTGTCAAATTTTTATGGCAAAGCTAATGCTTTAGATTATGGATTTCTTGGGTCTGGAGGAATCGATCCACAGTCTGTTAATAAAATAACATATTCAACAAATACATATGCAAATTCAGGACTTACGTCAAAGATCGAGCTGTACGGTGTGGCTACAGTGTCATCACGTGACGTAGCATTATGGTGCGGTGCCGTATCCAGTAGCGGTAACACTAAAAGTTCAGAATTATATGGTATTTCGTTAATTACATCCACATTTATCGATCCTGCTCAAACATTACCTTATATTATTGCTTTTTCGGGAGGATTGTCGTATTTAGATATTTCTGGTTATTCATTTGGTGGCATGTATTCAAACGTGCAACGCACCGCTACGGCACGTATTGATTTTTCGAGTTATACATCCATAAATTTAGGCAACTATTCCATAACTAATAGTTTTGGAAGGGATCCGTGTTGTTTTCACACCAATAATTATGGATATGCAACATTGGGTGGACTGAATCAGGGTACGGCAGCAGCCACAGCTTCAGGCAAATTTTCTTTTTCGACTGAAACTTGGGCAAATGTGTCATCTGGTGGTTTCCCAACACAAAATACTACAAATATTTATTATGATCGAATTCGTTGTTCCTCAATGTCCAAAACTTCGGCTTATGGAATGGCGCAATACAACTATTATACAGGTTCACAACCATATCAACTATTGAATTATTCTGCAAAATTTTCATTTAGTACAGAAACATACACAAATCCTTTTACTCCGGCATATGTGCCTGCTGGCCAAGGAATTAGTACACCAACTCGCGGTTATTTTGGTAATGGCCAAGGCCAAGGTAACAGCGATGCGCCACCCAATAGCGTATCCGCCATCATGTTAATATATGCAACAGACACAATAGCAACAACATCAATGTACCAAGCCTCAACCCAGACGTATTTTCAGACCGGTTCAGGCATGAGTCAGAATATATCCTTAATTTAATCATGAACGATTATGCACTTGTTTATTGGGATAAAAATACAAAAAAACCAATAACACATTATTTAAATGAAAACGTAACTAATATTTTAGATTTTGCAAATTATGTGGTGCCACAAGGCACCACATTTAATGTGGTACATACGAATGACCTGGCGCACAAAACGATTCCCAAAAAAATTGAATTAGCACTCACCGATGGTGAATCCAAGTCTTTGTTTTTTGAATATTTCAAGGCACTATAATGCTTTATGATGTTACACAATTTAAAGATGAAACAGGAAAAATGCAACATTCTTTGGTGACAAAAGATGTTGTTTTATGCCTTTGTTATCAACCACCAGGTTTACAATACAATCACCCCAATAGAAATTTAGGAACTTTCAGTCAAGCAGTTTACGTAGTTTCTGGAGATTATACTTGTAAACCAGCATATCGAGCATCCGGTTTGAATCGAGATACAGTAGAAACTGATATCATGCATATCAAATCTGGTGATTTTGTGGATCTCGAACATCTACAAAACATCACATTACATGACAAAGCTGGATCTGATGGTGTGATGATGATACATATTAATCCTATGTCAGGTGAACCCGAATTCAATTTTGAATTTATTGGACCAAATGAATCTAGAAAAATTATTGCAACCGATAAACGTAAAATTGTCTTTTGTTTCAAAGAAGAAGTCTATGTGAATGGTGTTGAACTGTCGCTTCTCAATAGAATGCGATTAAAATATGATAGTGAAGTAGTAATTGAAACTGGCGTTAATGGTGCCTGCTTAGTTATGGAGAAACGAATTGCAACAAAACCAATTACCATATAATTGCCTAACACACTTAGATCAAATCTCTCAACAGTTAGGCACCCAAAATAAAATTGCAGTAATCGATAATACAAATTCAATCACATACAGTGAATTGTACACCAAAGCAAAACGTTTTGGTTGTTCACTGTTGAACTGCAATATCAAACATCAAGAACATATCATAATATGTCTCGAAGATTCTATAGATTTCATTGTTTGTTTTCTGGGTTCAATCTATGCAGGTATAATACCTGTTGTAATTAATCCCAATTTATCAAATTCAGAAATTCATCAAATTGTAGTCAAAAGCCCAGCCAACAATGTCATTTGTTCCAAATCTAGGGCCAATGATTTTTGTCAGAAAGAATGGAATCTGATATTAATTCCTGATGTTATCACTGGCAATTCAGTTGACAGATTCATTGGTCAACAATATAATACAAAAATTGAACCAACTGACACATATGAAAATGATGATGCTTTTATTTACTGTACATCTGGTACCACAGGACACATAAAACTGGTGGTACATTCTCAAAAAAGTATTTGTGGCACCGGACTGCAATATGGTACATCAGTAATATCATTGAATAAAAATGATGTTGTATTTTCTGCTGCGAAACTATCTCATGCATATGGTTTAGGAAATTCCATTTCAATTCCTTTTGTTCACGGATGTACCGTCGTATTGGAATCAAGTCTGGCCACGCCAGAAACTATAGTAAAACTTATAGAAACCAATAAGGTTACCACTTTCTGTGGAGTACCGAGACACTTCACCTCTTTATTAAATACATCCAGGCAGTATAGTTTGGATACATTAAAAGTTTGTTTATCCGCAGGAGAATCTTTACCACAAAAAGTAGGTAAGGACTTTACAAATCGATACAAGTGTGTTATAATCAATGCAATAGGTTCTACAGAAATATTAGGTTTTGCCTTGTCCACAAGATCAGACGACATTGCTTATGGTAGTACCGGCACGGTAGTTGATGGTTGTCAAGTGAAATTAATGGACGACTACGGTAATGAAGTGAAACAGGGACAACTAGGTGAATTATTTGTACATAGTGAGTATTCATCTAAAAAATATTGGAATGATGAAAGTTCAACACAATATACTTTCATCGATGGTTGGATAAAAACTAACGATATGTATATGGTGAATACAAATGGTCATTATGTGCATAAAGGTCGAAAAAATGATTGTATGAAAGTTAATGGTTTATATGTTTCATTGACTGGATTAGAAAAAGATTTATATGAGGTGGATTCGATTTTAGATGCAGCTGTGGTTTTTGTTGAGAATAAATACGGATTGAATAAGATTGAATTGCATATAGTATTAAAAGATAATTTCAATGAGGATATAGAATATGCAAACATACAACAACATTTCAACAAACACGAATTGTTATCAAACCGTCCTTTTACCATAAAAATTATAGACGCATTGCCTCGTACACAATCTGGTAAAATCAAGAAATATGTTTTATTAAATAGAGATTAAGATGAAAATATTCAATCCCGTAATTATGCAACCTGTTGCACAACCATTAAATGCTGCCTTGCAACTAGCTGGTTTGGTACCAACGGGTGTAGAAGATGCAGATTTTGTATATTTTGGTAAAAATAATAATTATGAATCATATAAGATGTTGCCAGAAAAGTTCACAAATACTGTTTGTTTAGATTTAATGATTAAGTCTAAATTACCAGAATTGTTTAAAGCTGCCGGAATTAATTATATACAATCGGATGTAATAACCGATATTAATGTAATTTTGGACTATCCTAGTGATAATGTTTTTATTAAACCTATTGAAGGTGCTTTATCGCGAACACCATATACATTTGTTTATAAAATATTTACATCTAAAACAGAACTTCTGAATACTATTGATTTGGAATGTCCAGATTTCTTCTCAATGAATGAATTTGGTGTTATTGAATCATCAAAACATATCATACAAAAAGCAATAATGCCTGATAGTGAAGGTTATAACTATCAATATTTTGCGCCGGCATATGTTAATGGCCAAGGACAAATCAAAACAGAAGGCATCGGTGCTTCAAAATTAAAGTTCAACTCATTAAATGATGTCGATGACAAGACATATCCATTACGGTATTTAAAAGAGTTTAGTGTTAGAAATACCGAAGACCAAACCAATAAATTTGATATTTTTGGCCAATTACAAAAACTAGTTGATTTTTATTCAATAAAAAATACACCGATGAACACTCAATGGTTGGTTGACACTGATGGCCAAGCATACATGATAGATTTTGGTTATAACTATCAAAGAGCCTTGTATTGTAATACGAACTTAATAACCACAGAAATGTTTGCAGATAAGTTGCGTTATGTGTATGATTTACAACCTGATATAAAGCAGCCATTAACTGGTTGGACTGGCGTATTTGATTTAATGATAACTAGTGATAAGAAAACGCTAATTGAATATGCAAACTTTTTGGGTATACATGTCGCGGAAACATGGGGATCGGCCACAACAGAAAAATCACTGACTGTGCCATTTGTAATAAGAGGTTATTCAGAAGAAGAATGTGTAAATAGAGTACAAACTTTGCGTGATTACATTGAAAAAAACACAAAAATTTAAGAGGGAAATTTGAAATGAAGAAACAATTAACAACTTTGTTATTACTTTGTCCGATTATGAGTTTTGCTGAGCAAACTTTGGATCCTGTGGTTGTGACTGCCACGAGGTATGAATTGTCAAATTTGGAAACACCGGCCGCGATAACAAAAATTACGTTACCGGAGATTGGACTTAAATTCACACCAACAGAATCTTTAAATCGAGTGGTGGGTCTCTCAATTACCGATACTAATGCAACTGATATTCGATTAACTACTCGGGGTTTTGGTTCAAGGACACCTTTCGCAACTCGTGGTGTACAAATTTATCGCGATGGCCTTCCTATTACATTTGCTGATGCAACTGGCCTAACATCGATTGTTGACATGAACGTGATTAGTAACATCGAAGTATTAAAAGGTCCTTTTAGTAGTATGTACGGCAGTAGTTCTAGTGGTGTCGTGCAATTCTTCACCGAAGTTCCTTCCAAAGAATCTGAGATTTCCGGTGGAACATTGTTTGGTAGTTTCAACACTCAACAGAACAATATCAAATATTCTGGAATATCAGGAAATGTCAAATACTTATTGAATCAATCCAATTACACATCTGATGGGTACAGAGATTTTTCAAAAATTAAACGAGATCAAAGTACGGGCAAATTATGGTTCGATATAAATGATTATACACAAATTGAGATTGGTGTGAATTCTTATCGTCAAAATAACCAAGATTATGGTAACGGTAACGGTGGAATTACACTATCTCAATTTAGAACTAATCCATATAGCGTGGATGCATCCGTATACAATATTAATAGTTGGAAGTCTATCGATCAACAAGATGCAAATTTAAAAGTCACACACTTAATCAACAAGGATAATTCTTTAGTGTTCGCTGTCTATGGTGGAAATAGAAATCAAGAACAACTCAGTCCAACTACAGAAAGTAATACTCTTTTGAGAACTTCTAGTGGTCTACTCAAAACATCTAGAGAATTTTGGGGCACAGAAATTAGATTAGATCATTCTGGTATTGTGGTGAACAAAAAATATAATGTATCATTTGGTTTAACTGCACAGTCACAAACAGATTCGGTTACAAATGGTAAATGGATGGTTAGTGGTGTACAATTGAACGGTAATACATTAACACGAAGTGTAAATCAAAATGCATTAACTATGGGTCAATTTGTGCAAGGTCGTTTATCTGTAAGTGATACCGTCGATTTACATGCCGGTGTTAGAAGAACTACCATGGGTATGGATTTTATCGACCACTTGACTGATATTGCTAATGGCGGTAATAACAGTGGAAGTGTAAATTATAATAGTTCAAGTCCATCAATTGGCATTGTTTGGAAAGCAACACCGAATACCAGTGTTTATTCAAGTTATGCAAAAGGACTTGAGTTACCAACGTTCAATGAAACGCAATTTGCTAGTGCTATATCGACCACAACACCAAATACAACATTGCGACCAAGTAAATCCGACAACTTTGAAATTGGTGCAAAATCGTATGTAACAACAAACACATATGTTACGACATCTATTTTTCAATCAAAAACTAATAATGAGATTGTAATTACACAAAACGCACCAGGTTTCAAAATCTATGGTAATCTAGGTTCAACAACAAGACAAGGTATTGAATTTAGTATCGACTCCAAATTGCCTCTGGGATTTGGTTTCTATAATGCATTCTCATATACTGAAGCAACATTTGATGATACAGGTAAAACTTTGCCAGCAGTACCAAAAACTCTAGCATTTACTGAATTGAGTTGGACCTATGCACCAAAGAACTTCCGTGCATCCATTGAAGCAGTACATGCAGGTAAAGTTTACGGTGAAGTAGACAATTCAATTTCTGATGATGGTTATACCATATTCAATCTGAAAACTACACTGAAACAAAAATACAACAAATTGACAGTAACTGAATATTTTGCAGTCAATAATATCAATGACACTGTTTATGTTGCCAACTTGCGTACTGCTGCACAATATGGTCGATATTATGAATCTGGTGTTAAACGCAATGTAATGTTAGGTGTGATGGCATCTTATGCTTTCTGATATAAATTTAAATGCCATAGAATTCTGTGTGGGTGTGGTATCAAATAACCACACAGAATTCAGAGTTAAGATTGGCCGAACGCGCGAGTTGTGTGACTCATCCAAAACATTAATTTTTTATAAAAAATCTCCATATATGTTTGATTGTGCATACAAATCATTAGCATATTTTAAGATAATAATATTAGACACCCTATATAAAAATGAATTAAAAAATTTTGGTGATGATGAATTGCCAGAAAAGGCCGGTCGGTATTTTAATCACCGATTTAATTTAAATTGTCCAACTATACCTTATACCAAACTATAATGAATTATCCAGAAATATCTTTAGGCATTGTACACAATGTGTGGACTCGACAGATGCATTTCCTAAAAAAAGGAGATCACGAAACGCAGCATACACACCAATTTGACCATACTACATTGTTAGCTAAAGGTTCTTTAGAGGTTGTGGTTAATGGTAAATCTACCATTTTTAAATCTCCACATATGATTTTTATTTCAAAAGACCACGATCATAGTATGACTGCATTAGAAGATGATACAGTGGCATATTGTATTCATGCTATGACTGCTCACGATGGCATTAATGAATATACCAAACACGTAGACGACCTTGTTTCTCCTGATATGATACCCAACAAATAAATTATGTTTAATTATTGTCCACCTAAAGACTTGCAAGACCTGAAATCGCAAACCTTCCCTGATGGTAAAAGATATTATACACTGGAAGATGGTACTAAGTTGCCCTCTGTTACCACTGTGCTTGGTGCAAAAAAGAAAGAAGGTATTCTTGCATGGCGTAAACGTGTGGGTGAAGAAGAAGCCAATCGTATCTCCAGACAAGCCACATCACGCGGTACGAACGTTCATACAATTTGTGAACACTATCTCAATAACAAACCAGGTTTCTCTAAGGGCATCATGCCTGACGCTGTGGAGATGTTTAAGAGTATTAGACCAACACTAGATAAGATTAAAAATATTCATTATCAAGAAGTTGCATTGTGGTCTAAACAATTGGGTCTTGCAGGTCGTGTAGATTGTATTGGTGAATATGATGGTGTGTTATCATCTATTGACTTCAAGACATCCAAGAAGATTAAGAAACGTGAAGATATTCTGGATTACTTTTGGCAGACAACCGCGTATGCATTGATGTATGAGGAACTAGTTGGTGTTCCTATTCATCAATTGGTTGTTATCATGGCAGTAGAGAATGAACAACCATTGGTGTTCATCGAGAAAACTTCAGATCACATTCAAGGTTTGGTTGATGCAATTGCATATTACCGAAAGACTGCTTGACAAAGTAAAATAAATAGAGTATAATGTAAGTTATTGTTGTATGAAGTAGAATGAAAGGTGTTCAAGACGCGGGTTCGATTCCCGCCGGGTCCACCAAAAGCATATTGGGATCAGGTCACGCTAGAGATAATGCTAAGAGACTACTAGCGGTAAATGTTCCTGTTAAAAAAACAACTAATATGCTTTTGATGGGCTCGACCAGGTTTCGATTGGGCAATAAGTAAAGATATGGACAACACGACACAGAGAGTCGTAAAAAGTAAAAACTAGTAAATGCAAACGATAACTCGTTCCGCCAAGTAGCCTAAAAACTACTAGCTGAGGTTTCGCAAGGTGTCCTTATCATCCAATCACCTTGCATAAATACATACACACAACACACACAATTAGGACTTAAAATGTCACAACCCATGTCTCCATTCCAAATAAGATTGGAATTGTTGAAGATGGCCAAAGAATTATTGGTCGATGACTTCAACACAAAAAAAGATGTAATTCAAGAAGTCTGGCAAACTCAAGTGGAATCTGCAAAAATTGCAGGTGCAACATCACCTCCACACCCTACATTGCCACCATATCCCACAGAAGAAGAAATTGTAAAGAAAGCAGAAGCTCTCAATCAATTTGTTTCTCAAACCACTCCACAACCAGAAATAAAGATCACGAAGAAATCTAATTCGTAATTGGAGAAAAAGAGGTTAACGTATTTTCGTTAGTCTCCAATCAACAAGGAGAAGTATGATGAGAATAATCTTATCCAAAGTTTTGGCCATTGCCCTATTGGTCACATTAATACCATTACACTCACAAGAACAACCACTACCAACTTCAAAACAAGTTTCAGTAGCATTACAGAGGCAGGTATTGTGTCTTGCTAAAAATATCTACTATGAATCTGCAATGGAATCATACGAAGGTAAACTTGCTGTTGCACAGGTAACAATCAATAGAACTAACAATTCGAATTATCCATCAGATTTCTGTTCAGTTGTATATCAGAAAACTGGTTCAACATGCCAATTCTCTTGGACTTGTCTTAAAGACTTGGATATCAAGAACAAATATGCATGGGAAGAATGTTTGATGATAGCAAAGATGGCCTTAACCGATAATAGTTTACATGATGAGCTTGCCAATTCTAAGGCTTTGTTTTACCATGCTACATATGTGCATCCGGGTTGGACTAACACCAAAGTCGTGATGCGAATTGGTAACCATATATTTTATAGAAAATCATAATGCCTACAAAGAATGAAATTAGTGAATTTAGTGATACAATTGAGGAAATCACCAGTCGATTGAGATGTACTCGATTGGATGCAATACTTCATCATTGTGAACAGACAGGTATGGAACTTGATGTGGCATCAACGTTGATTTCTTCTTCATTGAAATGTAAGATCGAAGAAGAATCACAAGAACTGAACCTGTTGAAGAAGAAATCTAGACTGCCGTTTTAATCATGGAAGAAACAACAGGCTTCGCAGCATTTGCCATGTTTCACGCAATGAAATTGCACTTCACTGGTGATTATGATTATGTGAAGTACCATGGCAAGACTAATGTTTCTAAAGACACCTTTGCAAACAGGAAAGACAAATACACTTTCTACAAATTGTCACGCAAATATAAACTAGATGACCTAAAAGACTTTTATATTGCAAACTTTTTGGAGAAGGATGTAAGTTGGATCGGTGATATCTCCAGTGTTGAAGGTGAAGAAAACCTCAAGAAGTGGCAGAAGCGTAGTCAGAGTCTATCATATAGATTCGAACAGGACGTTATTGGTCTATTAAACAACATCAATTCACCTAATGAGTTGTTGGTTGTAAATGATGGTCAACATCCACTTCTATTGAATGAGGTAATGCAAGGTACTATTGCCATTGAAACACTGGTAATAATGAATGATATTATGAACTTCTTTCCTATGTGGAATAAGAAAATCAATGATACGATTATCTGGCCTGCATTTAAGAAGAAGTGTGAAAAGTACCTGCCGTTCTTACACTATGATAAGAACAAATTTAAAGTTATATTAAAAGAATGTCTGGCAGAGTACGCCTAAATAAGTTGACACAGGTGATTGCTTGTGTTATACTAGTAGTTGATTATGCAATATGTGAAATAATCCGTTTTATATTCCGTTAATACGAAAGGCAACAAATTATGGCAATTGATTTTTCAAAACTCAAAACATCTTCAGGTAATCTGGACAAACTCACCAAAGCAATCGAAGCACTAAACAGTTCTTCAGATAGCAACGACAGCAAAGAAAAATTCTGGCGTCCCGAAGTAGATAAGTCTGGCAATGGTATGGCAACAATTCGATTCCTCCCTGCACCTGGTGCTGATGGTGACGATGGTCTGCCTTGGGTTAAAATCTTCTCACATGGTTTCCAAGGTCCAGGTGGATGGTTGATTGATAACTGTCTGACTACCAAGAACCAACAATGTCCAGTATGTGAACACAATTCAACATTGTGGAATTCTGGCATCGAAGCAAACAAAGAAATCGTCCGTAAGCAAAAACGTAAACTCAATTACATTGCTAACGTGTACATCGTTTCTGATCCTAAGCATCCAGAGAATGAAGGCAAAGTATTCTTGTTCAAATTCGGTAAAAAGATTTTCGACAAGATTAACGAAGCAATGAACCCACAGTTCGCTGATGAAGAAGCAATCAATCCATTTGATATGTGGAAAGGTGCTAACTTCAAACTGAAGATTCGTAAAGTTGAGGGTTATCAGAACTATGATAAGTCTGAATTTGAATCTGCATCACCGTTGAATAGTGATGATGACGAACTGGAAGCAATCTGGAAGATGGAACACTCTCTGTCAGACTTGGTTGGCGACAAAGAATTTAAATCATATGATGACCTGAAAGGTCGTTTGGATAAAGTTCTTGGTTTGAATGGTGCAGTTATTGCACCAAAGACCACTGTCGAACAGATCAAGGAAGATAACCGTGTAATCAGAGACAACCCAGCAGCGAAGCCTGTTGTGTCTCGAACACCAGAAGTCACTGAAGAAGATGATGATATGGCATATTTTTCAAAACTTGCTGAAGAATAAACTATATTACTCATTCAAGTAAGTTTAGAACCCCGCCTAGTGCGGGGTTTTTTGTTTATACAACTCTAGTTGAATTGACTATCATACGTTGAAATGTATCATCTTGATTTCTCACAGAAGGCATCGGTGTATTTCTGGTAGGATTATTCTTCTTATTTACTATGTTATTGTTAACAGTATCTTGTTGTGCTTTCGAAACACTACTATCGAGATTTAATGAAACATTTTCTTTAATCACCGAATTTAACTTCTGACTAAGCGGTGGTGTCGGTATTGATGGTGTTGATCCTGATGTGGCCGGCACGGGTGCAATGTTTGGAGTTGTTGATCCACCGGTTACACCAGCTGGTATTGCAGTTGGTGCAGGTTTTGCCGGTGTCATAGACTTAGGCAAATATTTATTTTGTTCACCCTGTTTTCGTCGACCTTTTATTATGTTGTCTGCTTCAGACGATACTTGGTTGACCAAAGTTTCTGGTGCTTCTTTTTTACCATCAGGTGATACATAAATGCGTTCATTAGTTGCCATACCCAGAACCGTCTTTGCGAACTTTCTAGGATAACCTTTTTTGGCCATCAATTGTTCAACTAATTCTGTTTTTTCTTTAATAGCTGCATTTTCAGTTACTAAATTTTCTGCATATATTTTATTTTCATCCGCACTTTCTGGCATCTGGCCAGATAAACCAGATGTTTGCTCTGATTGTATTCTAACATTCTGTGCCGTTAATGCTTCTTCGCCACCGCGTTCCTTTATAGATTTTACTCTATTTTCTTCCAAGTATTTGTCTAAAAAATAACCAATGGCTGCAGAACCAAGCACAGCACCAATTATCCATGCAGTTCCTCCAGCAAGTAATTCTATTAACCAACTTCCGGCGGTGGATAATAAATTCAATATTGGTTTCAATAAATTTTTCATACTCATCAAATCTGAAAGTGTATCAAAAATAGACTGAAAGAAACCTTTACTTTCTGTTTTTCCTTGTACTGATGTTGCGGTACCACCACGAATTACACCCAAAGCTGTCAACAATTCTTTGTGTCGTTTGTCGTCCTCAAGTTTTCTTTCTTCTGCAAAGTTACTTTCTTTTTCTCTGCGTTTCTTATCTTCATCAAATGTTTTTTTCAATAATGAAACTATACTAATCAATACACTTTTCATACCAGAACTTTCTTGTTCTGATGATGGCAAAGCTGATATCTTTTTATTTTTATCATTTACATATTTCACACGGCCAGCAAAATTCTCAATATCTTTACGACTTCGGCCAGTCAATTTACCTAAAAGAGCAGGACCAAGTCGAGAACCACCAGTAAGAACTCTAGCAATGTTCAATGGATCAAACTTTTCTTTGATCCCTTTTATTTTGGCTTGTGTCTTTAATGAAACCACCTTTTTGATACCAGAAAAAACTCCAGAACCTTGAATGATTTCATCAGACAACAATGATGACAAAGATTGATTTCTTATCAATCTTGCTTTTTGGTATGATAGATTATTGTCCATTACTTCTGTGCCCTTTGTGCCTTTGTCATAGGATTAGTATCATCCTCTTTTTTAACATTTGTTGGTGCGTTAGTTGTTTGACTATTGATTACAGTATTGTTTATTGCAGATTTTTGTTGTTGTGCATTTAATGATTTTTTAGCATCACTTGCAACAATTGAACCTGAATTTATTGTCTGGCCAGAAGAATTACCACTTGGTATATTTTGTGGTGCAGTTGGTGTAGATTTTAAATTTCTTGCTCTGTCTTTATCAAGAGCTTCACCAATTTTTTCTGGTGAATTATGTGCTCTGTTTCCACCAATTCCCGAATATAGTGACTCACCCTTTTTCAAATTTGATTTTGGTAATTTTTCACCAATCGATCCTTTTTTTATATCATATGGTACACCAATGGATGAGAATTCTTTGGATAGTTCTAATATGGCCTGATCTCGTGTTACATTATTTCGGCCGTTCAAATAATCATCTACGAGTTTTCTTTTTGTTTTTATTATACCCTCTGAGAACAAATAATCTTGTGTCTCTGGTGTCAAGTAAGTATTTTTTGGATCTATTTTTAATTTTTTTACCAACTCTAACATAGTTGGAGGAATTATTTGATATCGGCCGACGGTGAACACTGTGGTTGGACCACCGGGTTTTAGATTTGGATTACCTTCTGGAAATTGTTTAGTTTTGGCAGCATGATTCAAATAATCTGATATTGTCCATGTTGAAAAATTAATAGGTTCACTAGCCGGAATCATTTTATTATTAATAGTTCCTCTATTATACGCATTATATTCATTGCTACCAAAAGATTTACCGGCAGAAGATTTACTTTCAAATAAAGTAATTCTTTATTCGGTACTA